AAATAATGGTATGGTTTTCTGAATTAGCACAAAGCGTCATGTGACACATTATAAATATCTTTGAACTTGTACTTGTTGGGGTAATACTTACAGTCATTCCTGACAAATCAGTAAAAGACGCACTTCCAACTGAAGCGGTATCAGTTTTGACTGTTTGTTTTATCTGAGTTATACCACCACCACCGCCTGTGGGTACTCCCGCCACTGGAATTATGCTGTTGACTTTTAAAATACTCATAGCTTAAGTTTACTAAACAATGGTTAATACGCAATCGGCAGCCACATCAACTGTGACTCCGCTATTTATTGTTAATGGGCCAGCAACCATTGCGTTGTGTCCTGTAACAGTATAATTTGCTGTTGCATTTTTATCACTTAGATAGAATATTTCATCAGAACCACCACCCTGTGCTCCTGAACCTGAATCAATGCCTGTAAGACCTGAACCATCACCAACAAATTTTGTAGCTGTAACAGTTCCTGTGCTTGGGTTATATGTAAAGTCTCCATCAGATTCAAGCCCTACATTACCTGTTGCAGAAGCATCTTCAATAAAAGGTATTAAGTTGTTTTCATTAGTCGATTCATTATCTGCAACTGAAATATGATTTGCGTTGGTTGCCGTTGTAACTGTAGTCCCTGCAATGACTGTTGCTAAAGCTACACCAGCCACTGTAATAGCATCAGCCTCTAAAGTGCCATCAAAATCGCCATCTACGGCATCAATATTACCTTTGAATATGGTGGCTGTTACTGTGCCAGTGGAGGGATTATAGCTGAAATCTCCGTCTGACTCTAAACCAACATTTCCTGTGGCTGAAGCGTCCTCTATAAATGGAATAAGGTTTTCTTCATTGGTAGATTCATTATCTGCAACAGAAACGTGATTAGCATTAGTGGCTGTCGTTACTGTGGTTCCCGCAATAACAGTAGCCAGAGCCACACCCGCAACAGTTATAGCATCAGCTTCTAAAGTTCCGTCAAAGTCTCCGTCAACAGCATCAATGTTTCCAACAAAGGTTGTAGCAGTAACATTTCCTGTTACTGTTAAACCAGAAGAACTAAAGCTGCCTCTTGTTGTTCCTCCGCAAGTAATATCTAAAGTGTCGGCTGCACTTGAAAAAATGCCAGTGTTTAAATCGTCACGAAATCCTAGTGCTGGTGCGGTGTTTGAGCCATCTTCAAGTGTTAAAGTTCCATCAAGTTGTAATAAAGTAACCCAGCCATCATTAGAACTATTACGAATTTTTAAAACACCCTCGTTTGTATCTGCCCACCATTGATAGGCGTATTTTGTAGAGGGTTCAGTTGATGATGAATTATTACTTACAATCGCAGCTAAAGCATTGTTAAGGTCACTCCTAAAATTCGCCCCTGTGGCATTATCGAGTACATAGTCGTGAGTTGCCATTGCCTAACTATTTTTATTTAAGAGTATCATAATTTATGAGCCTCGACCAAAACCCACAGCAGTATATCTAAAATTCCTATCAACAAAACTTGAACCATTTTTGACGTCTATATCAAAACCGCTTCCTGTGATGTTGTGAAGGCTGAAGAAATCTCCGCTTTGCATATTTTCAAGAATAATTCCGATTGTTGGAAGATGGGCTGTTGTTGACCCGCCTAATTCAGAAGTACCTGTGAAATAGGTATTGATGAAGGAAACTGACTTGCGAGCAGTTCCCGAAGCAATAACTGCTGTGGGTGATTCTGTTCTTCTTATCAGATTTGCACCATATCCGAGTTGTTTTACAATAATACTTTGAGCAGGGTCTGCACTCGTAAGTTCTGCTCTAAATTTAAATCCTCTCCCAATAAAAGTACCATTTGCCATAGGCTCAAAAGGTGTGAAATTAGCCCCATAAGTGCAGTTACCGCTTGTTGTTTGACTTGTTGTTGACGTAATTGTAAAAGTGTTCGCATTTGGGACTGTTTGGATTTCATATTCTCCGTCAACACCAGTTCCAGATGTAAAATCAACAACAATATTGTTACCAGCAACATAACCATGACTTGATTTTGTGATTGTAACAGTATTTGCTGATTGAGAATATGTAGCTGAAACGGACAAATCAGGGTCTAAATCTGTCACCGCTACTAGCAGTTGGGCATTTGTATCAAAGGCTGTAAGTGCATCTATATCTGTCCACACATCAATTAGTGCTGTTCTGGAATCAATCAAATCATTAGGGTAAAAAGACTCTGTAACAATATGCCTTGTTAAATTAACGACTTGTTTGCCTCCAAAATCTACATTGCTCACAAAATCATAAGTACCTCTTGAAGCAATATCTCCAAGAAAATCAATCGAGGATAAAGAATCAATAAGTCCAGCAGAATCAATTTCTACTGATGAACCAAGCACTAAACCACCTAACGTGGTATCAAAAAACGTATCTGTTTTTGTACCATTGAAAGGTGTTGCGTCTGTATCTTCTCTATCTGTAAGGATTGCAAGCTTTGGAACCGCATCAGGGACTGTAACTACAACTGAAGTTTCACCAGAACTAAGCCTCCCGCCATCATCACGAAATTTTAAAATTACCTCTCCTGTAACTGCTGGAATCAAAATTTCTGAAGTTGCTCCAGATTTCGCAGGGACTAAGTCAACTGAATTTGTAAAAGTACCAGAGCCGTCCACAAGATTGCTATGCCTGCACACCACTGCTCCTCCATGAGTTACGTCAACATCTGTAGCTTTATCAAAACGTAGTCGTAGCAACTGATCTGATACAGGTTCAACAGTTAAACCCGATACATCTTGAGGTAGTGCAGTTTTACCGACAGCTTCAAAAGTAAGATCGTTGGAAGTTGCTGAAAGTTGACCTTGCACGTTATAGCTAAAAACTGATATTTCATAAGTTCCAAGTTGACTATTTTTAATCTCAAAATCAGGTCTTGAAACTCTTTCAGTTACAAAGTTACCATTTTCAAAACGATAATTAACTTGATATTCAATCACACCTGTTATTGGCTGCCAGCTTATAAATATTTTGGAAACTGCCTGATTATTTATAGGAACAATTGTTTCTACAGCACTAAGGTTTGAAGGTGGTGGCGTAAGTTCATTGAGTATAGATACAGTTCTAGTTGGTAGTGCAGTTCCATCTTCGATAAAGTCATATTTGCCAGAAACATAAGAGAGTGCAGTGATGGCATAGTTAACGCCCTCTTGCTCTTCAACAGTTATTACTCTAAATTTCTGTGCTTGAACTGTAGTGTTTTGTAAAAGCCATATTGTGTTTATATTTGGTGTTTGAGAAAAAGCAGAACTCACAGTGACTACACCATCAGCAGAAATGCTAGAAACGTCTCTTGTCTCTACAGTCCCATCTGGCAAAACCACACTAAATGTTGGGCTGTTATCTGTAGGTAAATCTGTGTTATTTACATCATCAACAGTCATAACAGTAGTTGATGCCACAGCTTTCAATCTTCCACCTCTCCTAACGCCAGCCCTAACTGGGTCATTGATCTCGATAATTGCTGCTGGACGCACCACTACTCCAGCATCAATTGAAGTAGTGAAGCTTACTAACTCAGATTCATTTTGTTCAGCAAACAATATTGCCCTTCCTAGCCTTGCAGCTTGACCCCTTGATGTACAACCAAAGCCTTTAACTTGTTTTGTTATTATTCCAAACTTGCCTTGTGCTGTAGTATCCTCAACAACTTCATAGTCAATCTCTTGACTATCCATGTTGAAATATGAAACAGCAACAGCAGTATGCCTTTGTTTTAAACTGCTTCCAGAATAAGAAAAACCATCAGAGGATATATTGCTTAAGTTAAATAAATAACTTGCATCTTTTGGAGAATCTTGAGCAATAGTGATTGTTCCAGCAGACCAAATTGGCATACAACGCATGACCCCTGCAAGCTCATTTATTAAGTCAAAAGCTTCACTTGATGTTTGTATATTTACATTGCATGAAAATCTAGCCTCTTGTCCTCCAAGCCCATCATCAACAAGAGTGTTTGCAAACTTACTGGCAGTTACAAAAGAAAATAAATCTAAATTACTGTCTGTTATATGATCGCCAAATCCATATCTAGTATTTGTAAGAAGATCAAGTAATATCATTGCTGGGCATGAAGTCCATACAGCAGCCCCCATAACGCCATTGAATATATAGCCATCTGGGTAAACTATGCGGCCAGTTGCACTGTCAACGCTTGGTGTTCCAGAACTGCTTGCCCCTGCGGCTGGTATTCTTACTTTTATTCCTCTTATCCTGTATTTTCTTTGTGGTATTGAGCTAAACTGCTGAGAATCAAGTCTAATAGCGTTGTAAGCTGAGTTTGCATAGGTAGAGGCATCATCTATTATCTCTGTAAAGCTAGTCCAGTTAAAACTATCTATGAGTGAAGAGTCAGTGCTGTCGGCTGTGATTCTTGTAACTCTTATATCTACAGGAAAAGACCCTGTAACTTTTACAGAAAAATCTTTTTGATATGCGTCAGCAGTTCTACCAGTGACAGTGTCGGTATGAACATCAGTAAAACCACCAGAATTGTATTGAACAGAAATTTTAAATTGAACAGACGAACCTAGCAAATCGCCTTCATTAGTGGCTTTTTGTATTTGAGGAAATGTAATTGAAACCCTTATTCTATCTACATTGGTATTTGTAATTTGTCTTGTCACTGGACTTGCAGCAGTAACAGTGACACCTACTGGTATTGTTGATTGACTACTTTCTATACCATCAATTTTTGTTTGACTTGCTGTTCCAAATCTTGAATTAAAAGTAACATCTTGAAAATTGAAATCAGATGTTGCTGGGCTACTGGAATTTGCTGTTGCCTTTAATATAGGTGTGTCATTGAGAAATACGTCTTTCAGATAAGAATTTGTATAAGCAGTTGAAGTTTTGTCTGTAATACCATTTTTTGATGCGGTTGCACTTCCCTCTATTTCTCCCTCAGATATGAGGTCTAAAAATGTTGCAAACTGCTTACTGTGCAGTGTATCTGGAGTTCTTGTCGGTTGTCTTGGTGGCGGTGGACTTGGTCTGCCACCAGCACCACGAATAATTTTTCTTTTATCGGTCATACTTGAACTTGCTCCGTATCAATGCCTCCAGAAATTACCACTGAGCCAGTAATTATTTCTCCATAAACTAAAGGTACTGGAGTTCCAGCACGACTGGTCTGCTGTGTCCCACTGAAGCTAAACGATAATCTTGGGTCTTGTTCAGAACTAAACTCAGGCATTTTTGGTACAGGAAACAACATACCACTAACACCACTAAGCACTAAAGATGCACCAATACCAAAAGCTGCTTTTGCTCCAAGAGAAGCCGCAGCAAAACCTCCACCACTAGCACCAAAACTTATAGCACCAGCACCGAAAGCACCAAAAGCACCCATTGAAACAGCTATCAAAGCACCTCCAAGCAAAATTTTGCCAAGATTACCACCAGCACCTTGTATGACAGGAACAAATTTTATTTCTGATTGACCAACAGGAAAATGTATTTGTTCAGTATCTATCTCTTGTTCATCAACTAAAACTTTGTAGTATCTATTAGCCATATAACTTTCTAATTTTGGAAAATTATTTATTAAAAAACTGACAGCCTGTGCTGTTGAATTAACTGCTACTTCAAACTCCTTATGACCTACGACCTCTGCTAGATCGCCAAATAATTTAACTTTCTTGAGCATAGCGTAACCTCATGCCAGTACATTTAAGCAGCCATTGATTATAAGGCTCTTTACAAGATAGTCTATCTGCTAAATGGTGTAAAACATCACCATCTAAAAAAATAGCTACATGATTTAGCCCAGCAGATCCTATAGACATTAATAAAGCATCACCGTTGTTTAATTTTTCATTAGGTTTTAATTCTCTGAAACCAGTTTCTGAAAAACATTTCACGAATAATGGATTTTCTAAAAATTGCTCTGGTGTAGTGGGTCTATCCCAATCTTTTAGAGTTATTCCTAATTTTTCTTTATACCAATCTCTTACAAGTGACCAGCAATCTGTAATACCCCAGACCCATGGCCTTCCGAGTAAAGGAGGTTTATAACCACAAGGCTCATAATATCCCCATCTTTCTGTTTTAGGATTTACAATATGCCATGGAAGATTACTTCTTTCACAAGCAATTTGATCTGCTTGACTTGCAACAGGAGGAGTTACAGGGTGGCTATGTATAATGGCTGTAATTTCTCCTAAATCATCAGCTTTTACGTAATCCTCTGGATCAATGATAAAACATTGATGAGCTGTCATTGATAAATTACGACAAGGATAATATCTTTCTTTTCCTCGAATATTCAATAGTAGACCGCAAGATTCTTTAGGGTCTTGTTCTTTGGCGTGAGCCATTGCATTATCTTTCCAATTCATATCCTAATACGACCAATACTAGGAAAATCTTTTCTAGTACATTGACGTTTTGGCGCACGTACTCCAGCTAAGTCTATTGGC